TGTACTTACACGACAATAACAAGCTACATATTTCATAAAACACCTCGCTTTTTGTTAAAAAAATAAGAAGAGTTGCAATGAACTCTCCTAAAATCTTCTAGAATGCCGATGAATTACTTAACATAATCCATAGCTGTATCTTAATGTAATTATACTCTATAATATGTTCATTGTCAAATAAAATATACAAATTTTTTTAATTTTTTTTCAAAAAGAGTTCAGCTATTTTGTCATCTATTAATAAAGAGCTATTTTTAGATAATCTAATATTTGCAAGTATATCTGAATTACTTTTGGGATTATATATTCTTTGTTTGCTAATAGTTGTAATCTGATTAACTAAAGCAATACTACCACTTTTCATTCGTGATATTTCTGTTTTTATTTTTTTCAAATTATGCAATTTAATAGATAATTCTTTAGTAATTTCAATAGAAACCTCATCGAAATTTAATCTAGACAATTCTTCATGAATTTTCACTGATTCATCAACAAATTTCTTATTTAATAATTGATATAATTCATCACCTAGATTAACGGTATTGATATGATATTTTTTATTTTCTTTATTTGAAGATAAGGGAACAACAGTTAAGTTACCAGATGACATAGTATCATTTTTATTAAGAACTACGCAATAGTGTAATCCACCTAGTTCGTTTCCAACATTAAAACCTAAATTTGCTTTAATAACATCGCCTCTTCTATATCTTTTTAAGCTGTTTGGGTCAAATGTTTTTTCATTGTCATGGTAATTAGAGAAATCTTTAATCCAATATGCAAGTATATTACTTTTTTTGTATTCACTTAATTCAATATGTTTGTTAAAAGAAACATCTAATCTTTTTAAAGCGCTATCTTTATTGGCTATTGCTTCGCTTTTTTCTTCTCCTAACAAAAGTTGTCCTTCAATGTTATCTTGTTTTAATTCATTTTCGTCCATCTTAAAAATCCCTTTCAACTAGTTTTTTTACAATACCTATTATTTTTACTGGAATTGTTTCCATTTCTTCTTTTGTAAATATAAGAGGTTCATAATTTGTGTTTAAAGGTTGTAATAATATGCTGTTATCACTTTTTTTACCTTTCTTAATAGTAGCTTCATCTCCATTTATAAGAGCGACTACTATGTCTCCATTCTCAAAGTCATTTTGTTTTTTTACAAGAACTTTGTCATCTTCCATTAAAACAGGAAACATACTATCTCCGTTTGATTTTTAATGCAAAGTATTCAGAGCCATTTTCAATAAACTCTGATTTGACATTTATAGTAGATTCCCAATTTTCTTCTGCAAGATAATCATAACCTGCTTTTACAGTTCCCAAAAGAGGAATAGAAACAACAGGATTTCCTAGTTCATCAACTCTAATATTAGGTTCCATAGGAACATCGTATCCCATTAACCACGCAGGGTCTACAGATAAAGCTTTTGATAGTTTGTGGACACCATCTTGTTTTGCTTTATATCTCCCTGACATATAAGAACTTATTTTTGATTTATCTATTCCAGTTTTTTCAGCAAGTTCTATTGGTTTAATATTTTTAACTTGAACTGCTTTGCTTAATCTGTTTGCGAAAGTATCAATTATTTCACTCATTTTTAACGCCTCCAACTAATATTATTATACCCTTGAAGTTTAGATTTGTCAAACCTTTCGTTCAATTAACAGAAAAAAAGTTTAGAAAAAATAAATTTTTTTCAAAAAAAGTATTGACAAACAATATGTCATTATATATAATGCAGATAGTTTAGAAAAACTAAACGAAAGGAAGTGAAAAAATGGTTTTTGATTATAGCAAATTAAAAGGTAGGATGAAAGAAAAAGGATTTACTCAAGAAGATGTTGCAAAGCATGTAAACAAGGGAAAATCAACTATTAGCTTAAAATTAAACAATCAATCAACTTTTATGCAAGATGAAATGGCAATAATTATAAATTTATTAGATATTCCAAAAGAGCAAATAAAAGAATATTTTTTTACAGAAAAAGTTTAGGTAAGCTAAACAAAAATTTTATTAAAAACTGTTGACAAATAAAAACTACGTTTTTAACAAATAAAAAACTTATCTATATAATTCGAACAAGGAGAGTGGTCAAATTGGACTACGAAAAAATTTATAACGCAATAATACAAATCATAGCAGAAAGAGAAAATGTAGTAGTTACTACAAAAGTTGAAAGGAAGTGATGACAAATGAAAAAGTATAAATGGAACAAAGAAAAATTTGCGTTAAACATATTAAAAGTACAAGCAATGATATTGCTAGCAAGTATATTCGACATAATGTTTATAAGTTATTTAGTTAAGTAGGAGGAGAAACAATGGGGTGTAGACCAAGAGGAACAGATAAAGCAAAAGTAATACAAGTAATTAGAACAGAATCATTAATAGGAATAGGAACAAAAGAAGACCCAGCAAGACTTATTTATCAGTACTGGGACTTTAAAGGAAATTTATTAGCTAAACATGATGCTTGGGAAGATGCTATTGATTTTGATTAGATTGTTTTTGGTTTTTTTTCTTATCAGCAATAGCAATAATATCAGATAATAATTCTTCTTCATCATGTCGAGCAATATACCATTTATCTATTAACAGTTCTATTAGTTTTAATAATTTTTCAGATTCACCTGGATCAACGTCAACAATCATATTTATATCTTTTTCCATGTGAGCACCTATATTGCCAATTGAACGAACGCCGTCAATTGCTTTCCATTGAGTAGTAGGAACAATAGATTGTAATTCATTAACTTCATCAATTAAACGAGATTTTTTAATTCCATGAAAATCTCTAATCATACCCTGTAAACAACGACGAGCAAGAGTTGCAGAAGCTTTAGGACTTAAATGAACAATTGAGTATGCCTCTTTATAATCAGCACGGATTGATTTAGGTATATATTCAGGAAATTGTTTAGCCAAAGAATTAGGATAAACAGGAATATGTATATTTTCAAAATCACCTGATGAACCATCTATCTGAACGGAAGTTTTTGTACAGTGAGGACATTTATAAAAATGGATAAAAATAGCATTTGTTGGAGTTTTATGCCAACTACTACTGTTAGAACTAGCAAACGAAGATTCATAACATTCGTATGTACTAGAATTTATTAATGGAAATGTATGATTACAAAATGGACAAGTAAAATCTTTTATCATAATAATAACACCTCGCTTTCTGAGGGATATTATATAAAAATTTAAATAAAAAGTAAAGGAGGATTAAAGATGGACAAGCTAGACAAATGTTATATTTGGCACATTGTAATGTTAGCAAGATTAAATTTATTAAGAAAGGAGTTGAAAAAAAATATGAATGAACAAGATAGATTAAAAGCAAATGAATATCATTTTAATAACTATGAAAAGATTTATAATGCAAAAGATTTAGCAGAAGCAAAAGCAATAGCGTTAGAAGAAATGAGAATTATTAGTGATGATTTTTTTATTGAAAACGATGAAGAAGGTAAAATAATAGAGTTGTCAACCGACCAAGATTAAACAACTCAAGGAATTAATATAACATATGAATTCACTATATTTATTATACAAGGAAAGGACGACAAAGTCAATGAATTGTGTACATTTAAAAATTAAAAGCAAGAAATACAACAAATATTTTTATTGTAATGTTAGGAAAGAACAAATAATATATTCAGAATGCAGAATTTGCAAAGATAAAAAATACAAAAGTTACAAAAATTTAAAGAAAACTCCTATAAAAAAGACAAATAATAAAAAAAGTAATAGATCCAAAGCTACAGATATAACAAGACAAGTAAAACTAACAGTATTTTTAAGGGATAATGGTAAATGTGTGGTTTGTGGTAATTCAATAAATGTAATGCCGAACGCTCATTATATTTCAAGACAAAATGGTGGATTAGGAATAGAAGAAAATATAGTAACTTTGTGTACAGAACTTACTGAAAACAAATGTCATAGAAAATATGATTTTGGCACAAAAGAGGAACAAGAATATTGTAGAAATAAAATAAAAAAATATTTGGAAAGTAAATACAAAAATTGGGACGAGAAAAATTTAATATATAAAAAACACGAAAGAAAGGAGAAATAATATGGCAATATATAGAAATGTGCATGTATCTTTTTGGAACGATACAAAAATAATTGATGAAATGACCCCAGAAGATAGATATTTTATGCTTTATATATTAAGTAACCCTCATACAAACCAAGTAGGGTGCTATGAAATAAGTATTAGAGACATATCAAAAGAGACTGGATATACAGAAGAAAGTGTAAGAAAATTATTAGATAGATTCGAGAAGAAATTAAAAGTTGCAAGGTATTCTAAGAAGACAAAAGAGCTATTAGTTCTTAACTGGTACAAATATAATTGGACAAGTAGTCCTAAAGTAAGAGCGTGTATAGAAAAGGAGCTTAAAACCGTTAAAAACAAAGAATTTATAGAATTTATAAATACTGTATGCATACCCTATATATACCCTATGTATACACATACGCAAGAAGAACAAGAAAAAGAACAAGAAGAAGAACAAGAAAAAAATAATTATATATATATATCTGTCATTGACTATTTAAATCAAAAAACATCTAAAAATTTTAAATCAACAAGTCAAAAAACACAAAAATTAATTCACGCTAGAGTAAAAGAAGGTTTTACTTTAGAAGATTTTCAAAAAGTTATAGATATAAAAACTTCCCAATGGATTAATAGCAAAGAAATGAGTAAATATTTAAGACCAGAAACTCTATTTGGAACTAAATTTGAAGGATATTTAAATGAGTATGTAGAGCCTAAATATGCAGAACAGGATGAATATATTAATGAATATAAAGAAATAGAGGAGCGATTCAATGGAAGATAATATGATGAATTCAAAAGAAGCGGAAGAAAATATTATAATATCGATTTTAGTAGACGAAAATAATCAGAAGTATATATCAAAACTTGACACAAAAGATTTTTATTATCCTGCAAATCGTAAAATATTTGAACTAATAGAAGAACTAAAAATCAAAGGAGAAACAATAGATATTTTAACTGTCAAAGAATTAGGGGTAAATAAGAAATACGATGGAACAAAGTTATTAACGATAATGTCAGAAATGTCGGACAGATTAATACATTCTTCGAATATAGAACAATATATAAGAATTGTAAAGAATTTAAGTATGAAACGAAAAATCTATAGCATATCAAAATTAATATGTGAGGAAATTGCAGAAACTGATATTAACAAAGATGAGTTGGAAATTAAAAATGATATAATACAAAAATTTTTAGATTTAAAAACACAAGACAATAAAAGTATTAAAGAGATGAGTGACATTATGATAACAACAGTAAAAGATATTGAGGCTAAATATCAAAAAAGAGATGATTTAAGATATAGAACAGGTTATTTGGATTTAGACAGAATAATAGAGGGGTTACATGAGCAAGAATTTACAATAATTGCTGCAAGACCTGGAGTTGGAAAAACAGCTTTTGCTTTACAAATGGCAGAACATATTGCTAGAAAAGGAGTATATACATATTTTGTTAGTCTTGAGATGTCAGATAAACAATTAGGTAATAGAATGATCGCAAGAGAAGCTGGAATAGACGGACATATTCTTAGATGCGGTTGGCTTACTGATGAACATTTTGCAAAAATTGGAGAAAAGGCAGCAGAAATATCTAGTATAAAAATGTCTATAGATACAGAACTAGCTACCATTCAAGAAATCGAAAATAGAGCAACAGAGTTAAAACAAGAAAAGAATTTAGGATTAATAGTTATAGATTACTTGCAACTTTTAAAAAGTAAAACAAAATTCTCAGCTAGAGAACAAGAGGTAGCAGACATAAGCAGAAGATTAAAATTATTATCTAAAAGACTAGATATACCTATTATTGCATTATGCCAATTAAATAGAGAAACAGAGAAAAGAAGAAGACCGCTTCTATCAGATTTAAGAGAAAGTGGAAGTTTAGAACAAGATGCTGATAATGTGATTTTTTTATATATTGAAGAAGAAGAAAAAATTAAAAACAGAATGATAGGTGTTGAAGTTATAGTTGCAAAACAGAGAAATGGACCAACAGGAACAGTAAAAATTAATTTTAATAAACAGCAAATGAAATTTGAAAATATGAGGTGATGTGATTCTATGAAATATATAAGCGTGGAAGATTTTAAAAAAATGCCTGATAAGATAAAAGCGAGAATATGTATAGAAATTATAAAAGGTCAAACAAAATTAATTAAGGAGTAAACAAATGTCGAAAAACAATATAGTAGAAATAAGAGTAAAAGAAATATTAGAGAATTATCCTAGAACAAGAGAAAATGATAATTTACTTTATGTTACATATGTTGAGGAATATTACTATATAGAATTTAGTAAAGAGAAGTTTATAAATTATAAAGAATATGGATTACCAAGTTTCAAATCAGTAGAAAGAGCTAGAAGAAAAATACAAAACGAATACAATTATTATAAGGCATCTGAAGAAATCGAAAAAGAAAGAAAAGAAGCGGAAAAATATTATATAAACCACTATTATGATTAATGGAGATGACTAAGTAATGAGTAAGATTATAATTTGGAATAAAGATAATTTTTTAATAGCAGATTTAGATGGAAAGATAACAAAAGATTGTGACTATAGAATAGTTAAATTTAAAGAATTTAAGTTAATGAAAAGTCAAAGTATTAAAAAACAAATTAGGAAAATAGAAGCGGTTATTAAGTATTCAAGTATGAAACTTGAGGAAAAGGAACAAAAGTAAAATGAAAAGATTATGTTCAATGTGCAGAGAAAGTAAAGAAGAAACAGAGTTTTATTATTATAAAAAGCTAGATAGATATAATGCTTATTGTAAGAACTGCTATAGATTATATCAAAAAGAATATAAAAGGATTTATAGAGAAAGGAAAAGAGAAAATGAAAGAATTTACACTTAAAGAACAAATTTATATTTGTAAAAATGCAAATTCAAAAACATTAGAACAAATCGCAATAGCAACAGTATCAACAATTACTGATGTAAGAAATGAATTTAATATTATGAAAAAAGATGGACGATATGAAAAATATAGGAAGATGTCGGATATAGAAATACAACAGCTTATCGATACACAAAACAATGCTAGTGGAAATGAAGAAAGTTCTAACAATAACACTTTATTAGAATTAAATAAATATTTATTTGATGAGTTAAGGTCATTAATGGATGAGTCTTTAAGTGAAGAAGAATTAAATAGAGAATTAAAAATATCAAAACAGGTTGTAAGTGTATCTCAAACAATAATTAATAACG